TCGATTGCCGGCACTGGCACAACCCGCGCTTACGGCAGTCAACCGTTCAACGCAGAGCTGGATCTGGAGTTTGATAATCTTTCTGACTCAGATGCACTGCTGATTGCACAGGCGTACGACGACGCCCGTGGCGAGAAAGACGACATTGATTTGCCCGATGAGGTGTGGCAGGGCATGACTTTCGAACTTAAAACTCGTCTCGCTGGAACTTTTCTTTGGCGGTTCGTTGGTCAACCCACGATTAGTTCTGTGCGTCCAGGTGTGAGTAGTATCTCTGTAAGGCTGAGTGGTCAGAGGGACGGCTGATGGCGGCAATTACCGGGTCTAACGGGGAACTTCGTTACAACGGTGCTCGCGTTGCCAAGTGCCGTGACTTTTCCATTGACATTTCGCGCGACTCCTTAGAGACGACAACGCTCGGGTCGTATGACCGGACTTACGTTCCAGGTGTAAGAGGCACCACTGGTAGCGCCACCGTCATTTACGACAAAGACGACGGCGGCACACGCAATTTGTTGAACAGCATATTTAGCAATTCGGTGGAAGCAGGTTCCGTCGACTTTTACCTAAACACGACCGACAGCACTACTTTGCAGGTGAGAGCATTTATTACGCAGGTTTCGACTCCCGTGTCGGTCGGAGCAGTAACCGCCTGCAGCGTGAACTTTCAAGTGACTGGAACCATTGAAGGCACCTTCTAATGGCTGTTCTTGGCACTGGCGGCAAAATTTTGCTTCGCCGTGAGGCTCCTGAGCCAACGGTATTAAGTCCTGCAAATATCAACCTAGGGTCCAATTCAATATTGGTCCGTAACCCTGCTTTTTGGAGCGGGGACAACGTAACCATCACATCAGTCAACGGATTGCCGATTGATAGCGGCAGCGATGGCCCGGATTGCCCGGATGGTTACGCCGTTTACTACGGGTCGGATTGGGAACTGGGCTCCAACAGGGATCACATCACTGCAGACACCGACGACTTCTATTCGGTTACTGGCACGGACCAGTTCTACATGCGTTCTGACGAGTGTGGTTTGACAACGAGTGCCACCTACTACATCTATCGTGACAAGCTTGATCGAGTCAGTTTTTATACGACGAGAAGTGCTGCACTGAACGGCGACACAGGGACCAGGGTGTCCCTGTCGCGGGTTGATTTCAGGTCTCTAATCATTGCGGCCTCTGGCACGACGGCCTACCAAAACGCAATCGCCGACTGCGCTACCGATATAGGCGAGTATTACTTTTCAGATGGTCAGGACGAGGTGACTCTTGACTCGATCTGTGATTTTGCGCCGGAATACACCTCTCCTGCAGCCGATACCGCCGAGTATTACAACGCAAACTTCACTCCGCGTTACTACATCAACGCTGGAGGTTCTGGGTCAATCTGGCTGGTGCAGTGCGAGCTAAGCGGCTGGACCTTGAACCTAAGCTCGCCCGAGGTCGATACGACTTCAATTGGCGAAAAATATGGGGACGCGATCAAGGCCATTGTCAGCGGTGGTGGCACGATGGATTTCTCCGTCGAACGCAAGAGCTACACCGCAAACGAAGATCCCACTGTTTTGATGCGGTTGCTGATGCTGACTGAGAAGGGCTGTCGGACGGACGCGCAATTCTGGATGATTGACGACCGCACCGCGACCGGTGACCTGCTGCCCGGCGACCTGTATTACGAAACTGAGATTCTCATTACCTCAGTGGCGATCAACACCAGAGCTGGCGAAATTATTGCCGGGTCAATGAATTTTGCGACCGTCGGCGACATTGCGCTCAAGATGGGCACTAATTAAGCGTCTAACGAGACCTCTATACTGAGGCCATCGGTGCGCACGTAGGCAGTGGCAGAGATCGTTCGCGGTGGTCAGACGGGCTCACTCGATCACATCGACAGCTCGCAGAACACCTTCCGCACCCAGATTGCGGCACTGACCGACGCGGTTCGGCAGCTCAGTGGTGCAGCTGAGATTGCCGCTGGCGCGACTGTCAATGATCCGCTTAGTGCCCCTTACGTCCTTTACGTCAACCCGTTTACCGGCAAGGACACGTTTGTTTCGGGCAGCTACAGCACCAGCGGCACCGCGACCGAACGCATTGAACTGCAGCGTCTGGAATGCGGCTACACCGAAGCTCGCCCGTTTAAAACGGTAAACCGCGCAGTCATTGAAGCCGGGATCATCACGGCTAAGTCTTATTACACCAGCCCGCTGACCAACAACGATCTGGTCAGCATCATCCTGATGCCTGGCGTCAGCACCGTACTTAATGGCACTGGTGCAACGTCTGTTTCCGAATGGTCCGACGACAAGGATCCAACCAACGCAGAACTGACCGAATTCAACCCGAATTCCACAGGTGGTTTGATCCTGCCCAGAGGTGTGTCCTTGTGCGGCATTGACCTCCGCAAAACAATCTTTAAGCCTGCTGTTGTCCCTGGTGTAGCCGACGAAGCGTCGGATTACAGCAACCGCCGAGCCATCTTCAAGGTGACGGGTACGGGGTACTACTTCGGCTTCACCTTTATGGATAAGGCTGGCAGCACCGCTAGCCATCATTTGCTCGACTGCTTCCAGTTTGCGAGCGAAACCGAGCTTGACGAGTTTTACGGCAAGATTCGCCAGGCTTTTGGCGGAACAAACAACACTGGCAACCTTGATAACGATTTAGCCGTAACGAACGCATCCGAGTACCAGATCACTGGTCCGCAACCTGCGGCTGGCAGTCAAACGGTTGCTACGGACACGACCAATTCCGCTAGCCCTTACATCTTTAATACCTCAATTCGCAGTAACTACGGCCTGTGCGGAATCTTTGCTGATGGATCTGTTCCCGAGGGTTTCCGCTCGATTGTTGTCGCCCAGTTCACCGGGGTGAGTCTGCAGCGAGACACTAGCTGCTGGGAAAAATATTCCGCTGGCAGCTGGGGCGCCTTTGCCGATTACGACGACTACATCGCAACAAGTCCAAACGATACTCGGATGGACCCCAACCGTCGTTCGTTCCACATTCGTGCGGTAAACGAAGCAGTCATCCAAGAAGTGTCGGTCTTTGCCATCGGGCAAGGCGTTCACCACTGGACCGAAAGCGGCGGCGAGATCACTATTACCAACAGCAACTCGAACTTTGGCGGGTGTGCTGCAATTTCCGACGGCTACCGCACCAGCAGCTTTGCGGCCGACAGCGATTGGAACGTCAGCACCATCAAGGTTGCGGACAATCTTTCCGGGCTCAGCAACAACGTTCGCCGAATCTACCTGGGTACTGTTTCTGCGATCACGTCCAGCAGGATTGATTTGACCACGGCACTTGGCGAAAGTGCAACTGTTTCCGGCGTGCCCGACATTGTTGCCAAGGATGGGTACACCTTGCGCGAGGACAGCTACCTCTGGGTTGAAAACCCGCTTGGTAAAGACTGGCGCACTACCTTCACGGCTTCTGCCTGGAGCACTTCCGACACTGATCGGCTCAATATCAGTGCCGCTATTGAGGACGAAGATGGCGAAACCCCTGGCACGACTGCCGCTGGCAACAGTAACGCAATCGGCAAGCGTGTTTACATCCGCCGCTTTGTCGATACTCGTACCCCAGAGCAGCGTCGTTACACCCTGAAGCTGGCGAACACCAGTTCCGCTGCTCGCCTTCCGGTTCGTGACTATGTAATTCAGACCGACACTTCTGATTCTGTTATCGACGCCGAGTTTGGTGCAACCGAGGTGTTGCTGGTACAAGGGGTCGCCAAGACTTCTATCTCAGGAGCATCTTTAGGTTCTGAAATTATTCTGCGTCGCGGAAACACCTCACAAGCATGGGCGGCTAACACGCATTACAAGAAGGGTGAAACAGTCACTCGCAGCAATAAGCATTTCACTTGCATCGAAGAGAACGAGGACGCAACCTTTACCGCAACCAAGTGGAGCGAAAGCTATGTCCACATGGCTTCCACCTTCAACCCCGAGGACTATTACAAAAACGAGTCGCCAATCCTAATTTTTGACGATGACACCGCAGGCACCGAATCGTCAACCACCCTTGGTTACAACTTCTCGACGCTGTGGGGAAGTAACACACTGATCCGAGATCAGTACAGGGCGGCAACTGACTATCGGGCGCTGCATCTGTTTTTGACTGCGATTGGTTTCACCAGCGCACAAGCTCACACGTTGCTGACCCCACAAGCAAGCGCATCCCGTGAACTGGATCCGTCAGACAGCGGGGACATGGACAGCTTTATTCCAAGTGGAGCGGCTAACGCACTGGATAACTGGGCCGTTCAATTCCGTCGTCCTAGTGTCATCCGCTTGTTTGGTCATGCTTGGGAGTGGGCTGGCTACCTCAACTACACCAAGGCAATCCCCAAGTACCAAGGGCAGCTGTCCGACCAAAACAAGTTCACCTATTACTTCACCAACGTTGACGGCGGTCGCGTTTATGCAACCGGCTTCAACGAAGAGGGCTATCAAGTCACGCCACGCGGCTTAGAGGATATTTCAACTGGCGAAACCCTCAGCGTTGAGAACCTCGGTGCCAACGACATCACGCTCGACACGCCAACCGAGTTCACCAATCTGACCCTAAATGGCACAACGACAATCAATGACTCGTTGACCGTCAATGCCACCAACGTCACGCTGTCCAGCGCGTTTGACGCCACGACAACAAACTCTGGCGTCGGTACGATTGCCAGCATCGACGACATTGACAATTCCAGCACGGCTACTACAGACAGTCAGCTGAATAGTGCTGGGCCGGCGTTTGTCACCCCTGGCGGCCTGAAGTATTGGGCCGACTCCACCAATGTGGTGACCGTTCCAGCTGTTGACGCTGAAATCACGATCGTTCATGTGGTGCCAAGCGGCGTCACGGCATTGACTGGAGCGGATTCTGTTCCTTACGGCTATCCCAGCGGTGCAAACGACGGGACACGCTACAGCGCAAGCGATTATCCAAATGGCGCACCAGAGACAATTACCGAAGCAATGGTTCTGGCTTCGCGTCTGTTTGTGCCGACTGGATCGTCAATTTTGATCAGCGTTCACGGTGACATCGGATCTGTGGAAGAAGGTCCGTTGCAACTGGCGAATAGCTATGCGTCTGTGATTGTGGCAGGTGCAAGAGGCGCAACAACCGCCCCAATCATTGAGATTGAAGATGGTACAACTGCTCTTGCCACAGATCGAATGCCTGAGTATTCAGGGAATGTCTACTCAGCAGGTGTTGTTTTTGCAGACGTTCACTTAAAAATTGACGCAAACAACGTAAATAGCGTCTATGCCACATTGAACGGCGGTTTTGCTGTCGGCGGTAAAAACACAACGCTGGAGTGGAGCAGAATCAACAATGTTGCAGCAGCCTGCACCAATAGCTACGGAGAAAAGCAGATCTTCCGTTCATACAACCAAAACAATGCAGATTTAGAGTTCCGCATCATTGTTCAATCTGCGCAAGATGCCAACTCAATAATCAGTTATTACGGTCAGGTAGGCGGTCTATTGGGACATGGCGCGGAGATTGTTTTTGATGTTCGGCAAGCAGATACTGGAGAGTCAGGACAAGAGCAGCTGACTCTTGCATTTGAAAACAACAGCGCCTACACAATCAAATTGAACTGGCTGGCATGTGGCGGTCGAGGTGGTTGCCGCGCTGGCGGACGGGTAGCTCCAGTCATCGACCTTGATTTCAATGCCGACGCTTGGGATTTGTCAGGCTGGTGCCATTCTAATTTCACGTCAAGTCAAAATTTTTACGGGCGTAGTTTCCAGATTCGAGAAGTTGCAACTGCATCTGCAGCTGGCGTCCAAGCCCAATACAACATGAGCGTTGACACCTACAACAGCCTTGTAGACAACCCCATTCAGCTGAGCAATGGCTGCACTATTGATCCAGAATCCAATGGCCTCAAGGGTGGTCCATTCTCGCTCTACAAACGAGTTGAAAACGCATTAACCCTTGCCGACCCTAATTTGCTGCTGACGGCAGACACGACAGCCAGAGCGTTTATTCACAGGGATAACAC